ACGGAAATGTGGAGTTTAACTCAGACGAGGGACGGATCGTAAATATTAACGACGTGTTTGTACAAGAGCCAACTAACCCGCATTTCCAGAACATATTTAGTGAATACGAATTACGCGTAATCCAAGAAAATAATATGAACGTGGTCTTTCTTCCCGAGAGAATTTATCCAGATGACTCGATTGAGACAATTAAAAAGAAATTCTTGTATCTAACGCGTGATAAGGTTGGCGTATCGTATGCGGAGTTATATTTATTCTGTAAGCAAGCAAAACGTATCACCACACAATTAGCGTATGATCAAATCACATCAAGCGGAAAACTCGAACTCACGCCTGTTCGGGTTCAAAATTATTTGTCGAATATCGATAATCATACGAAAGAGGCGGGAGGGGGCGCGGGCGCGGGATCGTCGCCCCTTTCACTTGGCGCGCCAACCGGCGAAAACTACACTTATACGAATATCGCGAATCTTAAATTAGAAGAGCATCCCCGTATTATAAATATTGCGTTGGGTCAAGAATTGAATATTGCGTCGGCATATGAATACCCTTATGCGGTAAATCCATTTGACGCGATAAGCGCCGACCCCTTTTTAGAAATACACGCTGGTGAAATCGTGAATACGACCAATAAGATGGTATTACTCGATTATGGTATGTTTATTGATAATACAATTTATCTGATGACCGCCGAGGATGTGTTGGTTTATGCGACGACGGAAGCCAACATGGCCGCCGCCGCCGCTACAGGTTTCGGGAAACCGATTTATGAATCATATATGATTTCATTATACTTTCCTTATCTCACCGCCTACCGAGACGATACTCCTCGAACCGCCGTAGAAAAAGGGTCGGCCGAAGCATCCGGAGAAATCGACCTTACGACAATACACTCCCATAATACATTATTACTTCACAAAGCAAAACTATTCGAGGCGGATAAAAAGATACTGAACGAGAGATTTATGCGACAGACCGCAAATATCAAACTTCTATATGACATTTACGAGAGACGAACATCTGAGCATAACTATCTTGATGATGGTATTCGCGGCGTCGAGTTAATGATACATCCAGAAACGCCATACAATCAATCACTCGACGCGGTGTTCAAGCTAATACACTGCTCGGACTCAATCCCGTATATCAAGCATAATCCGGGCAAGAAACGCGATAATATCTACAAGCTCTTTATATCTGGCGTAAGTCGCAGCGGACGTAAAATCCCATATCTTCCGAAGGCCGACATATTTCGTCTCATCAAAACAACCTCGCGAAAAAAGAGTGTCGCGATTTACATCAACTACATCTATTCGAATCCAGAGATCCCCGACCATAAAGCCACACATTTGCCGATACCCGTTCTCTGCGAATTTTACCCCGACGGTTCTATTTATGTGAAATTATTCGTGAAATTTTCATTTACGACGAAAGAAATCGAAGACATTCTCATGGCCACCGTAAATCCGGTTCTTCGCGTAATCAAAGAGCATGTTGAACAGGGCGGATTTCAAATGAACCTATTTACCAAGTTACATCATCCGCAAATCGAGCTCATTAATATTGAATATTTCGCGCAAATGCCAATCACGCGCAATATCGAAATAAAACAGATGATTAAATGTATTTCCAGCGCGTTTAACGAGGTAGAAGGTAGCTTGAAGAAAGGCATCGTACTCCGTTACAAGCGTGTAAGTAACTATAATGATATGTCCAGTCAGGATGCTTATATCATCGAAATGATGAATAAGCGACAAAGCGATCGGGATATTATTGAAGGGTTGAGAGATAATTATATGCTCTCGGAGCAAGATGCGCGCGGAAAGTTGTCTGCGATTCTCTCGTCATTACAAACCCAACAATTTTCGAGATTTCGTGGTGGGAATATTCGTATTAAAAACAACCCCGGATTTCTCACCAAAATAACAAAGGGTGCGTTCAATAATGTTATTACGATAGAAATCACGAATATCAACAATATGCTGTTTTTAACGCCATTACACGCGTATATAGACTCTATTATTCGCATCTATCAAAATCCATCGACTACAGATATTCCTTACGAGAAAATATCCGAATTGTGTTCGAATAATACATTTGTGGAACCAAAATCGAGTGTCACGGCGATGGGCTCGGATTCAAAGCTAGCTGCCGCCGCCGCCGCCGCCGCCGCCGCCACTGGCATTTCAGCATCAACCATCGATAGCTTTACAACGAATGTTCGCCCGCACGCGGTACTCGATGATATTCATCCATCTGATAAAGAAGAACCGATAGAATTGATGGCTGAAATTGTTCCTGTTGTAAAACGTCCGGCGACTACTGCCGCGTCCACTGCCGCGTCCACTGCCGCGTCGGCTCCCGCCGTATTTGGATTTGAAGTAGATGAGGGCGAAAAAGAGGAAGAACCAGACTTGTTTGATTTACTACAGGGAGATGACGATGATGAGTATGATGGTGGCGATAGTGCGCCGAGTAGTGCGCAAGGAGGCGGCGCAGGTGGAGCTGCCGCTGCTCCTCATCCGTCATCTGAACGCGCAGAAGGAAAAGAAGAAGAAGACCTCTCAGATATCACCGGAATGGAGTTGGCAAATCCGAACCCCTTTTCAAAGCGCATCCAAGAACGCGACCCAGTTATTCATCTGAATGAAGATGTTGGCAAATTCAACGCTTACTCGCGCAGTTGTCCATGGAATGTGCGTCGGCAGCCAGTTATTTTAACGAATGAAGAAAAGGCGGAAATCGATAGAGAGCATCCGGGCTCATACTCACAGAGTATAACGTACGGTTCTGACGCAAGCAAACAGTATCATTATATTTGTCCGCGGTATTGGAGTTTGAAACATAATACGAGTTTAACCGAAGAAGAAGTAAAATCGGGTAAATATGGCGCGATTATTCCACAAAAGGCCAAAAAAATACCGGCTGGCGCCAATATATTCGAATTCACCGATGACAAGTATCATGTCGATGAAAAAGGTAATTATAAGCAACATTATCCGGGGTTTTTAAAGAAGGACGCGCATCCAAAAGGGTTGTGTGTTCCGTGTTGTTTCGCACAATGGGATAAACCATCCCAGACCGCGCGTCGTCAGGAATGTGAGTCCAAGAAGTTCGAATCGGTTCAGATGCTAACCAAGACCAAGGCGACGACGGCGGCCGAAGAAGAAATGACTGCGAATGCGATGATGGCGCCTTCCACTCCCGCGGCCGCCGCCGCCACCACCGTCCCCGAACCAGTAAAATTAAACGAAATGAAAGACGAGCGCATATTAAGCTCAGATAAATTTCCGCTAGAAAATAATCGCCTTGGGTATTTACCGATGCAACTTCAGAAGTTTTTATTCACAGATAACCGGAATTATCAAGTAAGTCTTAAAAATGCGTCTATAAAAAAGGATACGCCTTGTTTAATACGACGCGGTGTTGAAACGAATGACCGTCAATCCTTTGTATCGGCAATTGCGTATTATTATAAAGAGAGTACCGGTGTTGAAAAAACATCGGCAACTGTAACGAATATGCCGCGGGTGTTTGAGTCCGCGCCGCTGGCACTTCCGGCTACGGGTTCTATCGCGTCGGCCGGAGGATTGGAATTGCCGCCAATGACGTCAATGAATGTAAAGAGCCAGATATTGAAAAACGTTACAGATAAAATACAAAAGGACACAATGAAAATGACAAGGATCGTAGAACAAGACTCTTCTATTATGTCGAACGCTGCGTCATCGGCTACCGTAATGGGAGGTGTAGCGGTATCATCCGACCCAGAAGCGTATTATTCAGATGAAGATGAAACACCGGTGGTTATGACCCCCCGTGCGACGGCATCAGCGGCTACCCCACGCGCGGGAGCGGGAGCAGCTACCCCACGCGCAACAGAATCCACCGCCATTCATCCGGTGATGAGAAGGCCCGTAGATTATATACCAACCATCCGAGAGATGCGTTCGCTTATCATCCAATCTCTCGACATTGACCTTTTTATAACTCTACAGAATGGTACACTGGTTGATTCATTCTATAATCCGAGTAAAGAACTATTGGAGTCTGATTTATCGCAAAAATACGCGGAGTCGGCAATCTCTCGAACACTCCCCAAGCAATCCTTCATGAGGATATGTAATGCGTATGAAAACTTCGTCGCCTACCTCGACGATGACAGCTCTATTATCGACCATACCTACTTATGGGATATCATCTCTCGACCTAACGAAAAGCTCTTCAAACATGGCAATAATATCATCCTACTTCATATTCCTGATGACGATATCACAAACAACGTTCAAGTGATTTGTCCGACAACCGCGTATTCAGGCGAAGTATTCGACATTAATCGTAAAACCATCATTATGATGAAACGCGATGTCTATTACGAGCCGATTTACCTGTTTGAAAGTAAATCCAACGGGAAATTCAGCGTGTTAGGCCGGTTTGCGCTAAAAAGCAAGACACTAATGCCTAAAATCAAGCACGTGATTGAAACCGTTCGCGACGTTTATTTTTCATACTGCCGTCTTCACGCGAGCCAACCTCGCGAATATAAGTATAAGATGGGTCAACCGGCGACAATCGTCGCAAAGACGGTGAGAGATGCGGGGTTTCAAATCGAGTCGCAGGTGATGAATTTCAACGGCAAGGTCGTGGGACTACAAATCTCTCAAACCATCGCAAAGGTAATCCGGAATGTTCCACCTACTCTTCAAGGAAAACAATATGACCGTAAATTCTGGAGGGGCGTAATACCGACGGCTGTTTCTGCGCCGCTTACTGGCAGCGGGAGCGATGTTACGATCCCCCCACCCCCAATAGTTATCATGAATGATGACAGTCTCTGGCAATTGAGTTATCATGAAACCGTTGATTTTCTCAAAGAGGTTTATCAGCACGTCAAGAAAACGACGAAAAAAGATATATTTTGTAATCCGAGAGTAAAAGTTGTAGAAGACGGTCTTATTGTCGGCGTTATCACGGAAACAAACCAGTTCATTCAAGTGAATGTAGAGCGCGACCCACAACTGAACCAGAATGATGAATTACCGACAATCACCGAAAGCAACCATCTAATCGCGGATGAAGTCGTCGCAACTACACCAACTGCGGAAATGGCGGATAAGACGCGCGAGAGATATGTCCGCAATATCCGCCTAGAAACGAACTTTTATAACGTGTTTCGAAACACCGCGCGTAATGTATTGAACCGACCAGATAACAAAGCTACGAAGGATGATATTGAGAAAGTTATCGCATCACCGTTCGTGATTTATACCAACAAACTCTCGCAAATTATCGCGCATATGAAACGAATGCTTGCGAAACACATCTCCTTTATTCGATATAGGAGAGAGACATTAAAAATGGTGGGCGAAATATCGGGGTGTATCGCAAGTGATACAGAAACATGCGGGAAAAAGAGCTACTGTCTGAAAGAATTCGGGGGGCTATGTAAATTACTTCTGCCCCAGCGCAACCTGATGTTTCCAGATATCGATAATGAAGTCGCATATTTCGGGAAGCTAGCGGATGAAATGATACGTTACGAGCGTGTAAGATTGTTTATGTTTGAACCGATGAAGTATCTCTCGTTTCAAGATATAAAATACAATCTCCGAGAGAATGAAATCATCTTATTGGAGACGTTCATCACGCAGGAATACTTTGAAAATATGGAGCCGGCTGATGCCAACCCGTATATACATCAGACGAACTTTTATACAGTCGCACCGAGTACCGCTGGAAGTCATGGTGTTCAACATTATGACCCAGTATATCGTAAAGAATATACCGACAGATACCTTTCTCTCGAGTCGGGCGCCAAAGGTGCGGCGGCGCGCGAAGAAAGCGAAGTAGCAGTAAAGAAGGGCGCGCATATTCCAGATTCGTTTCACATCAACGAGGTCAACCACGTTCTCGATTTTTGCCAGCAAGTGTCTAAACGTAAAGTAACCATCAAGCTGCGAAATACATTCTTTCCGAAAGTAAATACGTATGAAATCATTTTTTCGAATGAAAGTAAGGAGTGTTCGTTTGATATAATATTGACGATACTGCGTAGTGTCGCACAGAACGCATCGAAATGCCCGAGTGGTCATGCGTGTGTTCGAAGCGGCGGCGGCGGCGGCGGCGTGGGCGCAATTTCCGCGCAAGCAGAGCCCGAAATATGCGTAAAGTGTAGAACAAATATTGGGATCGGACAATCCGACTTTGCGTGTCGTCAGTGTAACTATTTCATGTGTGATAATTGTCGCACCCAACACGTAGATGACCTCGGCGACATAACAATCTCGAAAATAAAGGAAATACTTGTAATTGAATACATGAAATTGGCCGAACTAGGTTTAGAAAAGAAACTCACGATGATACTGAATGGATATGGCATGAAACAGTATGCCGACATTATTAATGAGGGACGCGCCACATTATCGCAAATCATCCAAAGTGAAAACTACTTTTTAACCAACTTCGATGTATGGGTACTTTCTTTGTATTTCAAGGTCCCGATAGTATTTGTATCTCAGACGCTATTAAGCGAGAATGGCAAGAATTATATGGTTTTGTATGGAGATGAACTGACCGAGAGTTATTACTTCATTCAGCCGTTTCAAATATCGCAGGATATCCCTTCACGTTTCGGATTGATTGAAATAAAAGCCGATGATGAAACGTCGATTTTAAAGATACCGTTGGACTTTGTATCGGCGCAGTTACAAGAAGGTATTCGTACAGATGACGACATGCGTATTTCTCTCGAAGAGTACGTACGAACATTCAAATTAGGAAATATTAAGCACAAGAAGCGCGTATTTACAGCGATGAAGCCCCCCGCGGAGGAACAAGGTGAAGGAGGTGTTGCCGCGGAAGACGTCCAATTTGACGAGGAATAAACAAAAAATAAAATGAAGATATATAGGAACATGAATCCATTACAACCCTTATTTGTTAGCGCGGATATAGTAACTCGTAATTTACAGCACCCGCAGCTAGTCGTAAATGATGTGTTTGATATTCCGGATTTCGATATACCGATCCCGCAGCTCCCGCCGCCTTCGCAGCTCACGCCTCCTGATCAATCCATGAACCAAAGTAATTTCATCAAATCAATCAATCATAATGCTATGACGGATGTTATGAAGCAACTCGCAATTCAAAAACAACAAACTCCTTCTGTAACAACAAAACACACCGACGTATCAGTTCCTATGAAATCATCTGCGCCCCCTGCCATGATACATGCGACAACATCACCTTCATCGTCTTCTAAACCAGCGTCACAATCAGGAAATAATCACGGTGTTCCACTAGGACTTGTTACGTCTAAGAAGAATAAACCGCGTAGTAGCGGCGCTTTAAAAAATAATGTCATTGTCGAGGAAGAAGATAAAGATAGCGCGATTGATTATGATGACGACGATCCGTCAATTAAAAAAATCAAGTTATCGTTGTTTCATTTCGCGAAGGATATCACATTCAACTTAATCTTCGCAATTCCGTTTCTACGCACAAAATTAGGCGCTATTCTCAAAGAACAAACTTTAGCAATAAATCAAATCGAACGGATATTCGATGAATTCAAAGACAAACTCAACAAATTTCAATTAGAATCTATTAAAAAGTATGTGTGCGAGGACGGCATACGCGACAAGCTGAATTTCATCCTCGAAACAGGTTTTAATAAAATATTAGCTGACGGGGTTATCGATATCAACGACGCTCCGCAATTCAATCAACTGGTCTATTTTATTATTAAGTCATTTAACGATATTAATTATGGTAAAGTATATCGGTTCTATGTCTCGAAAGAGCATGTCATGTTGCTTCTTCACTTCATTCTCAAATCAGTATTTACACTTACATTGAAAGGGCAAGAGGAACAAATGGCGATAGGTTTATTGGATACTAGTTTTAAACTCGTTCATTTAGAAGTATTGCCACTTATCTCAAAAAGATGGTATCACAAATTTAGGATATGTAATAACGTAAAAGATATTGAGGATATTATTGAATAATGGAATGGAATGGAACGGAATCGAATGGAATCGAATGGAATCGAATGGAATCGAATGGAATCGAATATTTAGGAAATGGCGGCGGGCGGCGCCGTTCGTTCAACGAAAAGAACTTAAAGATATTTTCTTTCTATAGTATGAGTAGGTGCGTTCCACTTATCCTCATTCAAGTAGAAAGAGAAAAGAATGGTGTCATGTAATTTTAAGATTTATACGTTCTTCACAAATCATTTTTCGTCACAAAATTATTGACTTGATACCAAGGTCCGAGTTGTGATGATTATCCTAATTATTATATTGATTTGTAGGTTGTAGAAGTCGGTGATATTACATATTTCTTACCGGTGTAGCTCAGCGGCAGAGCGTCTAACACGTCGTTTGTTATTTTTTTACTAATTCCAAAGGAACTGGTCCGATCTACGAATGATTATCGCCTTATAAGCGGAAGGTCGTAGGATCGAAACCTACCATCGGTATTGTCAAGCTGGACGCTATAAACGCAGCAACTTACCACCGGCATGGCGCAGAGGAAGCGCGCGGGGCTCATAACTCCGAGGTCACTCGATCGAAACGGGTTGCCGGTATCTTTCATTTTTCGCATTTTATAGAAATGCGAATGTCTCTCTCTAGGGACAAACCTATTTACTCCACCG